GTCTTTTGCTTCGTCGGCCGTGTCTTGATCGAGCGACGCCTGCGGCGTGATCACCGCCACCGACGGCACCGCGCCATTCGACAGCGCGCCGGCTTCGTAGACCTCCTCCATCGCGACACGGTCGAGCGTCGACAAGTGCTGCTCGACGATGCCGACGCCGCGCACCGGGTACATGCGATCTGCGCCGCGGCGAACGTGGATCACGTCGTCGGGGTTGAGTTCGTAACCGAGGTACGTGTAGCGGACGTCATGCACGTCGTTGTAGGAGTCCCAGATCACATAGACCCACGACGCCGGCAGCCACGTGATCGTCCGCGGCCAACCGTCGAAGCCGCGGCTCGTCACGTACGCGATCGCGTTGCCGAGCAGCAGGTAATCCTCGACACTGACCTGCACGAACCATGCGTAGCCGCGGTCAGGGTCGGGCCGTTGGCAGATCGTCGGCGCCGGCTCGACGCGGTCGAAGCCGCGCATCGCGTCGAGCGGCATCTGCTTCATCAACGTCGTGTAGACCCCGAGGGCGCGCGTCACCGCCGGCACCGATTGCGCGGTCGTCGCGTCGTACACGTACGGGCCCGGCATCCCGAACGCCGCCGACGTCGGCGGCGGCGGCAGCGACACGACGCCATCACGACCTCGAACGAGGGCACGGCCGTGCGTCCAGATCGACGGCGCGGCCGCCGGTACGACTGCCATCGCGCGGCGAGCGTACAGGCGATCCGGTGCGGCTCAGTAGATGCGGAATTTCGCGTCGCCGCCTTTGACCAGCCCATACCGCGCCAGGGTGACGGCGACGAGCGGCGAGACGTCCCCGCCCGTCTTGCGCGCCCACGCCCACGCGTCGCCGAGCACGCGCTTGCGCGCCTCGCCGATCGCGGTGTTGAGCACCGGTTGATCGAGGTGCACGATCGCCCGGTCGGTGACCGCGTCGTAGAACTGGCCGCAGGCGTGTGCGTACTCGCGGGCGCCGGTCGTGTCGGTCATCACGTCGAGCGCCGCGAGGTCGACGAGCAGGCTGCCGGCCGGCCCCGCAGGGTCGACGACGACCGGCCACGGATGCCACTGCTTGTAGAGCTCCGCGACCCGAGCGACGAGCCAGTCCGTGCCGGGCCGGTGCTCGACGATCTCGACGTGCACGCGCTGATCGTCACGCCAACCCGCACACGCGATCGAGCCCCACGCCCGATCGGGCGTCACGTCGACAGCGAAGCACGGCACGCCGCGCAGCTGCGACAGCGGGTCTCGGCACGCGAGCCACGCGGCGATGTCGATCACCGGCCGGCCCGCAGACGTGCGCCGGTTGAGGTACGCCCGGGCGAACTCGTCGGGCGGCAGCGAGTCGTGATCGACGCGGATGACGTCTTCGGTCACGGTGACGCCGAGCGCCGGCATGCAGCCCCACCATGTCGCCGGGTCGTCGGGGTCGTCGTCGTCGCCGGCGCTCCACTCGAAGTAGGCGACGCCGCTGCGCTCGCCGGCTTCGACCCGCGCGCGGCCGTCGTCGACGCGGTCGTGCAGGAACACCGATTCCTCGGTGCCCATCGTCGAGACGATCCACAGCTGCGCGGCGGGCCGCGTGAGCATCGCCGGCCGGAAGGCCTGCACCAGTCGCTCGTCTTGCTGCGCGAACGCTTCGTCGATCACGCCGAGATCGAGCGTCTGACCGTGGCCTGACGTCTCGCCCGACGCGGTGATGCCGATGATCGAGCCCGTCGACGGGAACACCATGCGCTCCATGCCGGTCTGACGTCTCGTCGTGAAGGCCTTCGCGAGCGGCGTGCGGCGCAGGAGTTCGGTCTGCTCTTCCCACTTCGAGCGCGAGTTGTTGCGGTCCTGCGCGGCGTAGAGGCAGCGCTGCGCATCACCCCACGCGATGCAGCGGTCGACCTCCACGACGAGGATCAGCGTCGTCTTGCCGCTCTGGCGCGGCACGGTCACGCGCACCTCGCGGTAGGCGGGCATGCCGGTCGTCGGGTCGAGTTCGCCGGCGACGTCGGCTACGAGGCCTTGCCACGGCATCAGCGGTTGCCCGACGACCTTGGCGAGACGACGAAGGCGCCGCCCGAACGTCTGCCGCTCAGGGCTCCGAGCCGTCGCCCATCGGGGCTGACAAGGCGGCAAGGAGTTCGCCGATCGAGCCGTCGTGCGCGTCGTCATCGTCGCCGCCTCGGAGCGTACGGATCGCCGCGAGCTGCACCCGCGCAAGGCTTGCGGTCTGCGCCGGGAATTCGGTCGCGTCGAGCCCGTCGAGCGCGGCCGCCAGGTGACGGACGAGCGCAGTCGTCGCGGCGTCGACGTCCTCGAGCCGGCCGCCCGAGCGCAACGCCGTGATCGTGCGTTCGGCGGCCGCCGCGTTGCGCCAGCCCGCCCGGGTCGGCGGCGCCTCGTCGTCGACCTTGCCGAGCAGCCCGAATTCTCGGGCGAGCGTGATGACCGTCTGCGCGTTCTCGCTCTTCACCGCCGAGAACGGGCTGCGGATCATGCCGCCGCGCGCGCCGCGCACGACGTTGCCGAACTCGTCGAGCGTCTTCTGCGCCTTCGTGAAGTCGACGACCGCGCAGCAGTACACGGCCATCGCGTCGCGATCGGCGTCGACGCCGGCGGCGACGATCTCGTCCCACACAGCGCGGGCGTCGTCGCTCAACCATGTGGGCGCCTCAGGCATCGAAGTCGACCGCCTCGCCGGTCGCGTCGAGAACCGGCAGCGTGCCGGTCGTGCGCTGGTACCGCAGGCAGGCGACGTCGACATAGGCCGGCGCGATCTCGATCGCGAAGCAGCGGCGGCCGGTCACCTCTGCCGCCATGATCGCGGTGCCGCTCCCCGAGAACGGTTCGAGCCCGAGGCCGCCGGCCTTGAGGTGCCACGTGTACGGGTCCGAGAACGTCTGCAGCGGCTTCATCGTCGGGTGATCGCCGCGCAACTCCTCACCGGGGAACGTCCAGACGTTGCGAGCGTTGCTCGGCGGCCGCCGGTTCACACGTGGCCGGTGGCCCTTGCGCCACCCGTACAGACACGGCTCGAAGGCCTGCATGAAGTCAAGCCGCACGAGCACCGGCCGCGTCTTCACCCAGACGATCGCCTGATGGGCGAGGAGGTCGTGCGCCGCCCACGCGGCGTAGATGACGTTCGTGCGGGCGTGGGCGTGCCACTGGTACACGACGACGTCGGCGGCGCAGTGCGGCAGACACGCGGCGAGGAACCGTTCGTAGAGGTCGGCGGCGCCTTCGTGGTAGTCGGGGTGGGCCTTGTTCGCCGTCTTGCCGTTGCGGGTGTTCGAGTACGACTGCGGATGGTTGCTGGCGTCGTAGTCGACGAGGTACGGCGGATCCGTCGCCAGCAGCGCGGCCGTCTCACCGTCCATCAGGCGGGCGAGGTCGTCGGGCGCCGTGGAGTCGCCGCAGAGCAGCCGGTGCGGGCCGAGGCGCCAAAGGTCGCCGCTCTGGGTGCGCGGCGTCTGGGGCGCCTCTGGGACGTCCTCGGGGTCGCCCTTCGTGTCCCAACGTTGTGCTAGTCGTGCCAGGTCGGCGGCGTCGTACCCGGTGGCGGCGAAGAGGTCGTCATCGCCGTCGAGGCGCACGCTCTGCAGGTAGGCCGTCAGCGCCGCCTCGTCGTAGAGCCCGAGATCGCTGGTGCGGTTGTCGGCGAGCGCCCACGCCTTCGAGGTTGCGTCGTCGTCGTCGACCCAGACGACCGCCAGCGCCGGCCAGCCGAGCGCGCGGGCCGCGGCGAGTTGCGTGTTGCCGGCGGTGACCTCGCCGCGGCCGTCGGGCTTGCGGCGAGCGACGATCGGCTTGCGCTGCCCGAACGCGGCGTAGGAGCGCATCACGGCGTCGACGTCACCGCGTCGGGGGTTGCCTTCGAGCGCATCGAGGTCGTCGAGCGGCACCGCCAGCTCTTGCAACGACTCGGCGATCATGGGAACAGCGGCCGCACTGAGCGGAGGTCGTCGCCACGTTCGAGGTACGCGGCGGCCGCTCGCAGTCGCCCGGGCTCGTCGGCGAGCAGGCCGAGCGCGACGTTGCACGGATTGCAGAGCAGGCCGCGCACCCGGCCGTCTTCGTGATCGTGGTCGATCACGAGTTCGGCGACGTCGCCGCAGATCGCGCACCGGCCGTTCTGCTCGGCGGCGATGCGGGCGTAGTCGCCGGCGAAGAGGCCGCGCTGCCGGTGACGCCATCGCCGGCCGAGGTACGTGGCGCGGTCGGGGTGGTCGGTCTGCCACCGCTTCACGCGGTCGGCGACGCATGCCTTGCACCAGGACTGCAGGCCATCGCTCGCCGCCGGCGCCCGGTAGAAGGCCGAGCGCGGCTTGAAGTGACGGCAATGAACGCACCGCTTCACGCCGCATCGCGCCTGATCACGGCCGGACGTCTGAGTGTCCTAACCGATTCCGCCAGGGTCGCCCAGAACGAAACCGTCCCGCGCAAAAAAAC